TATCGCCCTGACCTGTGATTCCGGCCATAATGGCCTCCTTGTGTTATGCCCGAGACGCCAGAAGAAGCTTCTGGTTTTTCAGGCTCATTGACGTGCGGAAATCGCTCTTCCGTTCCGCCTCGGCGATCTGGTCATCCAGATCCTTCGGAGGTACGGGGGTGCGTGCGCCACCGTCACCGGGAGGGGGCGTTTCGCCTGAGAGGGGTCCCAGGTCTTCAAGGAGAGCGTCGGCGTCAGCCTGGATCTCCTCGACGGTCTCCCCGGTCAGCCTGTCAGCCAACTTCGGGGGGAGGTTCTTTTCGGCAGCAACGGTAGCCCGCAGTTGCCGTACTTCAAGCTGACGGTTCTGGTTCCGAAGTGCCTCGAGCTCCTTTTGGGACTCGGCAAGCGCCTCTTCGCGCTTCTCTGCCTCGGACTTCTGCGCGTCCTCGAACTCCTTGACCTTGGCAAGCGCCTCGTCGCGCTCTGCCGCCATCTTGCGGCGCTTTTCTTGCTCTCGCTTGATGGCTACGAGCACGGCATCGGGCTTGTCTGCCTGGGCCGCAATTTCTTCAACGTCGACTTCGGCGTTGATGGGGGTCTCTTCGACCACGGGTGCTTCTGCGACCTCTGAGGCCGTTTCTTCGGGCATGGGGATGCTCCTTGGTTAGGCGCTTCTTGAAGCGCCGTTGGGTTACGCGGTGGTGAAGGCGTGGTCGGGGTTCCCGATAACGGGACCGAGCTCGCCGTGGGTGTTCACATCGACGCCCTTGGGCGTTTTCTGGAGTGAAGAGTTGAACTTCGCAAGGTTGTTCCGGTTCGCCCATCCCCGCGTGTAAACGACCGGCTCCACTCCGCAGCCACAGAAGTTGTGGATCGGCATGGGATCATCCGTTTTGAACTGGGCACCGTCGAGGAGCAGACAAAACTCGCAAGCACCACCGTCGGCTACGCGCTGATAACCCCAGATGGAATCCTCGGCCTGCCCGACAGACGTGAGGGTGTCTCGCATCGCCATCTGAACATCGGCGGCGGCTGTCTGGGCGGCACGGGCCAACCCCTGCTCCGCGGCTGCGGGATAAGGCGTCCCGGCTCCCACCGAACGCCACACCACCTCGAACGGACGCTTGTAAACGGTCTCCAGTGGGGTTCCGTTGCGGTAGCCCGCCATGATCGCGTCCGCGTCAGCGCCATCAACCGGACGGTCAAGGGCACGGGACAGGTACGTTGACGTAATGGTGATCTGCTGCCGGCGGGCGGCGGCGATAAGAGCGGGAACCGACTGAAGCCACGTCTCCAGGGAAGCGTCCCGGTGATCGGGAAGTGCTCGCCAGATACGGGTGAGAGCGCCCACGGTGTTGCCCCGCAGGACCGCGTTCAGCTCAATGTGGCGGTCAGCTAGTTGGGACATCCGGCTGATCCGTTACCGGCTGGTTGGGATCGACCGGAGCGGGGACAGTGGGACCGAATACGTCGGTACGAAGCCCCTCCTCCATCAGCATCCCCTTGAACCGCTGGATCTGCTGCGGCGAATAGCCGGCATCGGCCCACAACTGCTCCTTCGGGACGCCAAACGCCATCTTCTTCACCAGCGAATCGACATACTCGGCCTCGGAACGGGCCTCTGACGGTGCCCAATCAACTTCGGACGACAAGTCCATCGCCCGGTCGTCATCCATCCAGGCGAACGCGAGACGGATGGCCTCCTCGAGCCCTTCGCCGAAACTGTTTTTCTTCGCGTTGGTCTTCGATGACAACCCGGCCTCCGCCGCCTTTAAGGCGTCACCGGAAACGTTTGTGATCTGCCCGAGCAAGTAATGGGGCGGGGTGCGGGTGCGGGCCGCGAGCGACTGGATGCGCTGCTCAATCATGCCCGAGTAATTACTGAGATCCGTGGCGGCGAACTCGCCGAACCTGACGTTCTCACCATCACCAATCCACAAACGATCAACCGCCGCCTTGAAAGGTTCCTGCGGAAGTCCCGTCTCCTCATCCTCGGGGACCTCCAGGCCGGTCGCCCACCGCTGCTTGAACGCGGCCACCTCTGACGCAACCATCGCGTCAGACAAAAGCTTGTTGATCTGATCAACGGTCGAAACGATGTCAACCTGATCGGAACGGCCAAGCCCCACATGAGAATGGGGATTGACGCCGTGGGGCAGTTGAGTGAGCGCCGTCGGCGGATAACAAGGAAGCATCTGCGGCTCGTTGACCAAAGGCACCACAGGCACCACACCGAGCTTGTTCTTAGCGGCAGGACGACGGATCTTCCAACCGTTGTCTTTCCGCGTGAAATAGTGGATCTCGTCCGGCAAGTAAAGAGTGCCGAAAATCTCCCCGGATTCCTCTTCCCAACGCTTGAAAGCAGCGGCACGACGGCGACGGTCCCCGCCCTCACGGGCAACGATCATCTGCGACGGATGCTCCACAGTGATGCGCGGCACCGGCTCGCTGGAACGCTTGGAGAACATGCGACCGAAAATGCCCCTCGGCTTCGCATCTTCCGCCGGCCACACCAGCAAGTAAGACTCCCCGTGCTTAGCGGCCTCGGTGAACGCCAGGGCCGCGTCAGCGTCCAGTTGGTTCTCCTGCCAGATCCGCCACGCCTCATCATCACCCTTGGCGTCCTTACCGAACCGGAAACCCTGCGGCTTCAGACGCTCGCACGACGCACCGATGACTAGCGGTATCCAGTTGTCAGAAATGGCCGCGAGCATCTGCCCGAACGCCTCACGGAACGCGCTGGACGCGAAGGTCATCTTGTGCCGACCCGCGAAGTAATCCTCCTGGAGCCAGATAAGCGACTGACGCTTGTTCATCTCGCCCTCGAGATGCCCAACCCACCAAAGGGGCGAGCCGACCGGCTGGCTATCTGGGGAATTGGAAACCAGCGGCACTTCAACCGTTTGGTTCGGGGGGGTAAGCGCCATAGGGGGCTCCTTAGAAAGTTATGAGGCGACCCCGCTTCTTCTTCTTGAACTCACCCAATTTCAGGGCGTCGTTCCGGGCGCGGTACGCGAGAATTGCGGCGGGGGCAGAGTCGATCTTCTTCAGCGAGCCCCTGCGGTCTTTAGTGACGATGTAAGCCTCTTCGGCCTTGTCCTCGAGCTTGATCTTGACCTTGCGGGTTCTGGCGTTCTCGAGATGCCAGATGAAAAGCGGTTTGCCGTTGCGAAGGTCGTTATGTGTCCTGAGTTCATCGGTTCCGAGCGCCACCGTCTGCTGACGGATAGCGGTGCGAAGCGCACCGGACGCGACAGCCATCTTCGTGTCCACGTTCGTCCAAAACTCCGTGACGCGCTTCTCGCCGAAGTCCCTGGCCCACTTCGGCAGGTATTCCGCCAGCCACGGCGGATCGGCGTACAGGCTCACGACGTTGAACTCGGAAAAGCACCACCGGACGGTCTGGTCGACCTCCTCCATCGGCACTTCCCACGGAATCTCCTTCGGCAAGTCCTCCGGGCGACCCCAGATACCAACGGGGAACAAATAGCCGTCCTCGGTACACCCAATCAGCGCCGTGTGGTCGTCGTACTCGGATGCGTCGATACCAAGGGTGATTGACGAACCGGGGGCAACCTCACGGGAAGCAACAATGTCCTCTAGCTGCTTCGCGGACACCCACTGCGTACCGGCAAGGCGGGGACGGTTCAGCCAATAACGATATGCCTCGGCCTCGGGATCTTCGGCGTCACGGATGATCCGCACGATGCGCTTGAAGTCCATCCACTCCGCCGCGGGGCCGTAGCCGTCTTTCATCGCTTTGATGAGCGAGGCGTCCACGTTAAAGCGTTTTGGTTCCGGTGCCTGACGGTGATCGTAAAGAACGCCGGTTTTCAGCACCGCCTCCGCAACAGGTGTCCCCTGGTACTTGTCGGACGCGAGCTCCGCGATGGAACGCTCACCCGGCTGCCACGCGGTAGTCGTGTCGAGCATCCACGGCTCGCCCTCTTTCCGCTTGCCCGTGTTCCTGGCTACCGTTCGATACATCTTGCGAAGCTGGTCCGTCGTATAAAGGTGCGTTTCGTCCGCTACCGCGAACGTTTCCTTACCGCCGTCCTTAGCCGCCGAGGATGACGTAGACGGGGTGATCTCACCGCCGTCCGGCAAGAAAACGCGGGTGATGCCGACCTCCTTGCCCATCTTCAAACCAAAATGCTCGCCGGCCAGCCCCTGCGTCAACATCGAAACAACATTGTCGTAAGTGTTGCCCGACTGGTCCTCTTCAGTGGCGAGACACCGGATATACGGGGAACGGACAGGCTTACCGACCGGCTCACCCTCCGCGAACTCGTAACCCCAATCGCTAACCTCGCCCTCCGCGGCCCAATGGCTGAAACGCACGGGACCGAGAGCCTCCGCGCACACAATGGCTCCTGCAATTTCCGATTTAGCGCGGCCCTTCGGCCTCGAGAGGATGGCCCGCTGGACCTGACGCCGCCCCTCCTCATCCTTCGACTTGATGCGACCAACAACCTTTGGCAAAGCACCAAGCACCCACCAGGAGATAAACGCGGCAAGCGCAAGGGCGAATCCAGAGTTCTC